ACCTCCACCACCACCAGCAAAAAATCTTTTAGCTGCATTTGGACCTGGTGCTCCAATACCTGGAGCTGCTGGGTTGGGTTGAGCAATAATTTCTGTTCCTGTTCCATCTCCGCCTGCACCTGCACTAGCTTGAATAGGTTCTGGAGTTGCGTTTGATCCAGCATCAACAGCGCCACCTCCACCACCACCTGCTCCTGGTTCATAACCGTTACCACCGTTAGTACCTTGAGCGGGACTTACTGAAGGAGTGTTTCCTGTTCCACCAGTTCCTGCACCACCGTATTGACTTCCACCACCACCTGATCCTCCTGGATTTCCATTTTTACTAGCAGGGTCAACTGACCCACCACCACCACCACCAGCAGATGCTATAGCCAAAGCAGAACTAGTATTTCCATCAGAACCTTTTGATGCACTTCCTGGTGTGCTTGGAGCTGGTGCTCCATTTCCACCAGCACCTACTACAATTGGATATGATTGTGCTGTTACAGTAACAGCCGCAGCAGGAGAGGCTCCTAGGGGACTAGCTGTATAAGAAGTAGCTGAACCTGGTGATTCTCTATATCCTCCAGCACCACCACCTCCAGATTTTCCGTTACCACCACCTCCTCCGCCAGCAACAACTACATAATCAACTGCGTTATTGGGAGCACAGTCTGCTATACCACTTACACAAAAAGTACCTGGACCTGTAAATTTATGAACTTTAAAATTTCCACAAGTTACAATTGTTCCACCTGTAGCTTGTATAAATGCTTCTCCAATAAATCCTGTACCTTCTTCTACCGATAGCCAACCTTTTGTTGCATCAGCATAAACTAAAGTTAAACTTTCATTATTTGTATTTCTTATTGAATCTGATGCAGAACCATTCAGGTTAGATCCATTTCGACCTATAGTTAAATTAGCTGTTGCAAAATTACTTGCATAATCTTTAAGAGCCACGATATCTCCAACAGAAGGAGAACTTGGTAAAGTTAATGTAAATGCTCCAACACTTGCTGTGTCACAAAAATATCCTTCTCCCGATGCTGCTGTAAAGTTTGCTGTCTTAATTGAAGTTTGCCAATTGACAGATCCATTTCTTCCAAAACCTGATTGAGTAGCGCCGCACGCAAGTGTAACTGCAGTGCCTGATCCACCTAAAGTTAAGGTTGAACCACTTTGTTTATCTATTGCATCTACTTCTATTTTTGACATTATACTATTACTAAAGTCCCTGTTACTGTTATAGTTGCAGGAATAGTGATAGGTCCAGCTAAAACTGCACTTTCAATTGTTTGCGTACCATCAATGGTTTGCGCTTGATTTTTTATAAATTCATCAGGAGCTGTTCCGCCTCCGATGTATTGGATTCCATTTACTATTGCCGTCATAATTCCTCCTATGTACTAATACTGTCAATAAATGATGTAACTATATCTAAAGACGAAGCGGTATCGCTTTGTGCTTTAAGAGTATCACCACTTTCTAAAACAATTTTTGCACCGCCTTGAATTAGTTCGATTGCAGAGTTTGGTGGAACGCTTACATTCTTTGCAAGAAAGTGATCGTTTCCTCCATTTACAATCTGACAACTAGCCAAAACAGCAGAAGTTGTGGTATTACATATTCTGATACCTATAACAGCATCATAGTTTCCACCAACCACTAAATCGACTGGTGATGTACCAACATTTCTTTGTAAATTGTTTCTAAAATCTTGTGCCATATTTTTTTCCTATTTATAATGCAACCGCCATTGCTAATGCAAAGCCAGCTGACGCTGCTCCTACTGGTGTACCTGTTGAATCCAGATAAACCGATTTACTTGCAGGCATTGTACAAAATACATCTAGTGTACTTGAACCACCTGAATTAAAATTAATCTTTGAAGTGTTACCCAAAGAATTACTTAAAACTGTATCTCTTGAAAGAGTATCTGGTGTTGCATCAGTTACTGTTCCAATACCTACTTCAAAATTTGCCGTGCCTTGTTCAAAGATAGTGTAATAAGTTGTGTTTCCAGTAGCTATTCCTGAAACAAAAGTTATAAAACCAGTTACAGCTCCAGCAAGATTTAGTGTTCCTGTGCCTTGTGTTGTACTAGTTTCTTTTACTCTATCATTTATTGCCAACGCCATAAATTTTCTCCTTAACTCATACTAATAATTGCATTAGCAGGTGTAGATGGATCAGGGAACGTAACAGTAAAAGTACCGTTCGTTGCTGTCTTGTTTCCACCAAAATCTAAAACCACTACTAATCTATTTGCTGTACCATCAACTGTATCTGTATTGTAAATCGCTGCAAAAGCTGCAGTGAAAGATGCACTACTATAAGTTACATTATCAAAGTCAACTGAAGCAACAGCTGTACTAGTTGCAACTCCAAGTCTTGTTAATGTTTTTACAGAATAGTTAGTTCCACCTGTAGTATCTACTTCACCGTTTCCAGTTCCTGCTAGATATACTGTTGATGATGTTGAATAAGGATTAGTTGTGTATAAAGAAAATTTAAAAGTGTTTCCACCTGAAGCTTTAAAATTGTGATTAGCTTCAAATAGAGCACCTCTAAAACTAAATGGGATTATGTTTGCCATATTCTTTTATCTCCTTAATTAACTTGATGGTGGTTTAACGTTAAGTTGAGCGCGAACTTCACCATCTTGATATTCGTCTCTGCGTCTGATACCGATTTGATCTTGATATTCGTCTCTGCGTCTGATACCGATTTGCTCGATAGCGTACGATTCAATTGCTTGTGTATAAGCCTGTTGGTAGTATTGTAACATATCCTGCGGGCCTTTCAAGTATCCAAATGTATTTACCAGACAAGCGTACAAAAGTAAATCCTGATATTTATTTGATAAATATGTTCCAACTGTTGCTGGAGCGGGACTACTTGTAGTGTCTGTTATAGTTTCTGGTTCTTTATCGTATGATATAGTAATTTCATAAGTTTTATCAGGTGTTGGGGCTACTACCCAAAACTCTTCATCCCAATTAGCATAATATTTTGGTATATCTACAGCTGCAGTTCCAGGTGTAGAATAGTATTCTGCCATAAAACTAGTATCTCTTTGTTCTAAATAATATTGATTTCCAGCTTGATCTTTAAACTGTACATATCTAATTGCTCTTAAATCAGCCGGAATAGTTACATATCTATTTCCAATAATAGCATTTGATGTTGCGTAAAAAACATTTTGGTCTGTATCTATTTCTCTATAAATTCTGTTTTCTGCATTCTTAATTAAAGTATTAAGAATAGAAGTACTTAAAACACTAGAACTAACTTCTGTAAAATTTCTAATATCGTCTTCTAGATTTGCTAAAGTATATGCCATATTATAATGCCTCCAATGTTACGGGTCCTGCTGAACAGTTTTGTCCACCACCTTCTACATTACCTGATGTAGCATTACTAGTACTTGTTATGTAAAAATAATTTACTGGATTAGTTAAAGTATCCGAAGTTGTTGCTCCAGTAACATTTCCTGATGAATCTATTTTACCTAAAGCAATTGTAAAACCATTTGCATTACTTAAATCAGATACATTATCAAATGTAGGAACATTTAAAAATCCTGAACCAGCAGTTACTTGAGGCGCACCTCTGAATCTTACAATGTCTCCAGCTTTTCTTTGATGATCTTCTGAATAAACATTTACATAAGTTGTTCCACTATAAATTATAGAAGTAAACGGATTGTTATCTAATAAAATTAAAACTGGTGTAGATGCTCTTTGAGGTCTTGGATTAAATAAAGCTTGTGGGTCCGAACCAACTGGTTTTGGATCTAACTGTGGTTGCTTTGCTTCAAACTCTGAATAATGAACTAATGCTCCATTCCATTCTCTAACCATTTCTGAATAAGGAAATCTTAATCCTGATCTATCAGAAATTGCTAATGCGTGTTTACCTGATGCATATCCTCCGCCAGCCATTATACTCCATCTCCATAAAACGTTTGTGGTGAAATGAATGTAGATGTTCCTTGATTGTCTGCATCAAGTGCTCTTAACATTTCACTTTCATATCTTCGTTCTAGTTCTCCAGACATTTCTGGTGAATATTTTTGACTTAAATAATAAGCAAGTCCTGACATCATACACGGATAAAATCTATTAATAACATCTGATGTAAAATTATAAGAACCTGCGTCTTGAATTTTTGCTAAATAATAAAAACAAAATTGAAAACTAGTTGGTGTTGTTGTACTTGATACACTTGAACTTGGTGTAGCATATAAAAAAATACTTGGATTTAATTTTCTCTCTACATAAAATTGTGAAGGAGTTCCTTTAGTTAATTTATTTGGTGTTTGTGAATATTGTGATCTACTGATTTGTGTTAATGCAATATCTTGAGGTGCAGTTGTAGTAGAATTATTTCTATAATAAGCTTCTAGTAGTGAATCAAAATCAAGAGGAAAGTTTACTGAATCAGTTGCATAACTATATTCTGCTTGTCCTTCTATTAAAGGAATTTTAGCTAGTTTTACTTTCCATAAATGAACACCTCTATTACCCCATTCTTGAAACATTATATTTAATGATCTTCTTGCAGATCTTAATTGATAACCTGTTCTAGTTCCTCTTACACCAGTTCTCTCAAAAGCTTCTTCTATAATCTCATCTATTTGTGGATTAAATTCTGATACTTCTGAAGTTGGTGCAATAGTTTGAGCAGTATTACCCATACCGCTGTGAGCAGTACAATAATAAAATAATAGTGGAGCGCCAGTAGTTCTAACTGGTGCAACATTAAAAGTTGTTTTTGCTCCTGCAGTTCCAGGTGTTCCAGTTGAGGTTACACCAGTAGTGTAAGCTGTACCTGCTGGTGTTGCGTGTGTACCATTATCTGTAGTTGAAAAAGCTATTTGGTGTGTATCGTTTGAATTATCGGATTGATCAAAGATATAAGTATTACCTTCTTGTAAATAAAGGACAACATTAGCCTCTCCGTTAATATAATATTTATTACCGGTACCGTATTTGTTAGTCCCCGTTGCTACGGTTACTGTGTAAGTTATTGTAGCCACAATTTAATCCTACGTAAATGTTATAGTAACACCAGGTGTTGCAGTTAAATCTAAATAAACTCCATCGTCAAATAGAATTCCAGAACCAGGAACATAAAAATCTATTCCTTCAGTTCCAAATTTAAATGTAGCTATTACAGTTCCAGCTGCTCCTCCAGATTTAAAAATTATACTAGAACTTCCTGCACCTTCAGCTTGAATGCCAGTTATTCTAGCTCTTTGTCCTGTAGGAACTAGTTGTGCGTCTCCTGTTGCGTGGGCTACCTGTTGATCACTTGAATATGATGCCATTTGTTTCTCCTGTTAAATTTTGTGTGGGCCGAAGCCCACACTAATTAATTATTATAAATCTACTGCGTCTTGAACAGAATTATTTTGTATGTACATAACAGTAACTGTTGCTGCACCAGTTGTACCATCTCCATTAGCACCTGTAAAATCAGCAAGAACTTGTATGTCAGTTGTACCAACATTAGTTGCTTCTGTATCTAAAGTACCGTGAGTAGTTGCTAAAGCTTTAACATTAGCTGTAGCTATAAATGCA